TAATATACAATTAAAAATGGATGACCTTTTAGATATGATCATTGCGGATGAGTCACCATCTCAAATTAGTGATGCTATTAAAGATGTTCTTTATGCAAAATCTGCAGAGAGAGTAGACGCATTCCGTCCTTTAGTAGCAAATTCTACCTTTTCTGGGGAGGATCAAATCGAAGTTGAGGACGAAGCACCAGAAACTACAGATGGTGTTTAATTTATAAATAACTATTATAAATGAACTTTAAAGGATAATGGGACATAAACCAGTAGGAATAAATTCCTCTTTTGCTATTGCTAGTGCAGTCAATAGAAGGGGTCTTAACACAACACTCCAACAGTCAGACTCTTTAAGAGTTGTAGCAAAAGGTGCAGGTTGTCATGTTGCTATTGGAACTCTTCCAACCGCAGCAGCAACAAATTATTATGTGCATTCAGGAGAATCTGAGGTTATTTCTCTAGGATCAGTTCAATCAAATAAAGTTGTAGGAGTTTCAACTACAGGAACAACAACTCTTATTGATTTTGCTGAGGGAACTGGATCTCCTTTTGAAGCAGGAGATGCTGTTACATTATCTGTTACAGGACAAAATTATCTTAATTTCACTCATAAGATTGTTTCCTCTGTTGATTCTAGTGCTGGTGTTAATGGATTCTATAGCACAAGAATTGTTGTAGATCATGATTATGGTGTTGGGTATGCACATACCAATGTGATTGGACATGCAGAATTGAGAGGTTCCTTTATGGTTGCCGCATTTGGTGACGGAACAGGAGTAGTTCACTATCAACAAGTACAATCAAGCGGAGGAGCATCCTAATGAAACTTATTAGAGAAGAAATAGAATCAGTTAAGTATCTTGTAGAGACTACTAAGTCTGGCAAGAAGTCATTATATATTGAGGGAGTTTTCCTTCAAGGTAACATTAAGAACCGCAATGGTCGTATGTATCCGATGGAAACTCTCCGCAAGGAAGTTTCTCGTTATAATGAATCAAATGTTCAGTCAGGTAGAGCACTTGGAGAACTTGGACATCCCGATGGTCCAACTGTAAACCTCGACAGAGTTTCTCATAAGATCGTATCACTTAAAGAAAGTGGTTCAAATTTCATTGGTAAAGCAAAGATTTTGAGTACCCCAATGGGTAAGATTGCTTCTGCTTTAGTTGAAGATGGAGTAAAACTTGGTGTTTCCTCCAGAGGTATTGGTTCATTAAAGCAGACCCGTGAGGGTGTTAACATTGTCGGTGACGATTTTATGTTGGCAACTGCTGCTGATATTGTTGCTGATCCATCTGCCCCAGATGCTTTTGTTGAAGGGATTATGGAAGGAAAAGAGTGGGTTTGGGACGGTGGACTTCTCCGTGAGAAGTATGCAGAACAGACTAAAAATACTATTAACAATTTAGTATATCAGAAAAAATTAGAAGAACATAAGATAGAGTTATGGAATAACTTCTTATCTAATCTTTAGTTTTATAAATAAATATAGTTTTAATACGGAAAAACACGGAGAGTTCTAATGTCTAGTGGCAAGAATTTACAAGAAATGGAAGTAAAGACACAGCAATCCCGCACCGCTGTTAATGCTGGAGCATCAGCTGCTGATCCTATGCCCAAACTTACTACTGGTGGCACACCTGCCTCCTATGAAGATTTGGGTGGTCCTACACCAGAAAATTATAAGGTGGATGACGATTCAGCAAAGTTAAAAACTCCAGGTGGCAGCCTTAAGCAAGTTAAGGATGTTGTAAACAAAGGTGCAAAATCTGCTGATGCCATGAAGGGCATGAAGGAAGAGGAAGAAGTTTCCTCTGAAGAAACCATCGAAGAAGGAGAAGCAACTACTGATGAAGTTGTTGCCGAAGCAGAAACTACCGAAGATGAAGTTGTTTCTGAAGAAGAAGTAACTACTGATGAGGTTGTTGCTGAGTATGATGTTCAAGAGGACATCGATGCTCTGATCGCTGGTGAAGAACTCTCCGAAGAGTTCCAAGAAAAAGCACGTACAATCTTTGAAGCAGCAATTAATGCGAAGGTTGCTCAAATTAAAGAGCAATTAGAAGCAGAAAATGCAGAGAAATTTGCAGAAGAAGTTGCTGCTGCTAAAGAATCACTCGCAGAAAGAGTTGATTCCTATCTTGAGTATGTTTCTGACGAGTGGTTTGAAGAGAACTCACTCGCAGTTGAATCTGGTCTTAAGACCGAAATGACTGAATCATTCCTTGCTGGAATGAAGGGTCTTTTTGAAGAACATTATGTAACTATCCCTGAAGACAAATATGATGTGCTGGAAAGCATGGTAGAAAAACTTGATGATATGGAGACAAAACTCAACGAGCAGATCGAAAAGAATATCACCCTCAATGGCCGTCTCGCAGAGTCGGTTGCTGATAGTGTCTTGGATCAAGTTTCTGAAGGACTAGCGTCTACTCAGAAAGAGAAGCTCGCCTCACTTTCCGAAAGTGTAGAGTTTGAAAGTGAAGAGCAATATCGTGGCAAACTGGAAACACTCAAAGAGTCGTATTTCAACTCTAAGAAAGAGTCTTCCACTGCTAAAACCGAAACTCTCTCTGAAGGTGTAGACAACTCTGGTGCTAATGCAGTATCAGATTCAATGGCTGCATACATGAGAACCTTGGGTTCTTTTAGCAACAAAAACTGAATTTAACATTAAAATCAAACCGTAAACTTATTAGGTAACAGCAAATGTTCCAATCAGAACATCTGCAGGAAAAGTGGGCACCTCTCCTCAATCATGAGGGTCTCGATAAAATCGATGACAATCACAAGAGAGCAGTGACCGCAGTCCTGTTAGAAAACCAAGAAAAGTTCCTCAGAGAACAACAAGCTTTTGCATCGTCAGGTTCATTCCTGTCCGAGCAACCAAACGTAAACACCGATCCCTCCTCAACTGGCAATGCTGGTTTCTCGGGTTCAGGTGCCTCACCTGTTGCAGGTTTCGACCCCGTTCTGATCTCCTTGATCAGACGTTCTATGCCTAACTTGGTCGCATATGACCTCGCAGGTGTGCAACCAATGTCCGGTCCTACTGGACTCATCTTCGCAATGCGTTCGAAGTACACCTCACAGGCAAACGCCAACGAGGCATTCTTCGACGAAGCAGACACCTCATTCTCTGGTCAGAATGCAGGCAGAAGCCTTACTGGTGGTCAGACCGATCCTAATGCTGGTTTGGGTACTACCCAGGCACAAGCAGGATCCAACCCAGGTGCATTGAACCCAACTGGTTCTGCATCTTCGACCGCATATGATGTCGGTCAGGGTATGACCACTGCGAATGCTGAAGCACTCTCCGGAACTGGAGATACAGCATTCAACCAGATGGCATTCTCAATCGAGAAAGTCACCGTAACCGCCAAGTCAAGAGCTCTGAAAGCAGAGTACTCCTTGGAACTGGCACAAGACCTTAAGGCAATCCACGGTCTTAATGCTGAAGCAGAACTTGCCAACATCCTCTCTACTGAAATCCTTGCGGAAATCAACAGAGAAGTTATCAGAACAATCTACAAGATTGCTGAACCAGGTGCTGCTGCTAACACTGCAACTGCTGGTGAGTTTGACCTTGACATCGACTCTAATGGTCGTTGGTCTGTTGAGAAGTTCAAAGGACTTCTATTCCAAATCGAGAGAGATGCGAACGCAATCGCACAAAGAACTCGTCGCGGAAAGGGCAACATGATTCTGTGTTCCGCAGACGTTGCCTCTGCATTGACCATGGCTGGTGTACTTGATTACACCCCTGCACTCAATGCAAACCTTAACGTTGATGACACTGGTAACACCTTCGCAGGTATCCTGCAAGGTAAGTACAGAGTCTACATTGACCCATATTCGGCAAACGTTGCTGCTAATCAGTACTACGTTGTTGGTTATAAGGGTTCTTCACCTTATGACGCAGGTCTATTCTACTGCCCATACGTTCCCCTACAAATGGTTCGTGCAGTTGGAGAGAACACCTTCCAGCCTAAAATCGGCTTTAAGACCCGCTACGGCATGGTCGCAAACCCATTTGCTGAAGGAACCACTGCTGGTGCAGGTCGTCTCCGTGTTAACAGCAACCGTTACTACAGAAGAGTTACTGTTAAGAACCTCATGTGATATTTGCCTACAGGCATTCACATTTTATCAGGGAGTCTTCGGACTCCCTTTTTTTGTATCTAAATAAGGATGTAGAGATATACTAAAAAATGCCATATCACGTTAAAACACCAAGTGTGATCAATCCCACTATTGGTGATGTATATTATAAAGGTGATAATACCTGGTCAGAAACTTATGCTGATAGAAAAATTTATGAAAATCAATCGGATGCGGATGACATAAAAGCAACTACAGTTACCATAAATGGAATAACATATGCACCTAAGCATTTTG